CCCGGCCCGAATTGAGGGCGGCGGCGTGGGACAGGTTCCGATAGCCGGCCCTTCGTGGGTGAGGGCCGCGCTCCATGAACTAAATCCACCCAGGATGGAGCCTTCGCCCTTAGATCCCAGGCTCATGGTAGACACGGCCAACTCTCAGCAACATCAAGAATTTAAGGTTAAGAGGTTCGGCCCAAAGGCCCGGCTTTCGCTTTATCCGCCTGATGAGGCTCCACGAATGCGGTTGTCAAACGAAGACATCGAGTCCGTGGAAAGAATGGTGGCTGAGCGGAAAAGACGCCTAGCAGAGGACATTCCGTATGAGAGGGCTGTGAGGGCGAATAGCGCAGCTAAGGCGTTGGCGAGAGAGCGAGAGAATGCTGCCCTCTACGAGACGTTCGGCACTCCAGAAGAGCGAGCCAGGACCATTCTGGCTTTGACGGACTTGAGGTAAAAATCTCGTGCCCACCAAAGGTGGGTCGAGCAGAGACAGTCTCGACAAAAACTTCTTAGTCTGACGTGTGGCCCCTGGCTAGGGCCCCGAAGACACAGGAAGGAGGGGAGTGTCTCCGGAACCCATTAAGCCGGCTACCTGTCTTTGGTACCGCGACAGGCCCCATGGGCGGAGGGTCGAAGGTAACACCTGACTATGAAGAGGTCCACCTATCGAATGTATGAACTGGCCGGAAGACTGTTTGCTGTAAAGCGGTCTATCGCCGTCTTTAGATTTTTGTTTGATAGACCAAGAGCCTCCTTGAATGGAGCCCTTGTAGTGTCTTTGCGGTTCTTATCGGAGAGAGCCTCAAACCCCCTAAGGGAGTCACTCATCTGCAGGTAGGTGCTTTCTCGAGTGCGGCGCTCCTGCCTCTTTATGGCAGCATGAACGGCGCTATTATCGTCTTCTTCCATTGTCACTATTCCTTACTCCCGGTCTTGGCTTTCCTATTCCTCACCATTGATATACCTTAGTTTGACTATTGTCTTAGAGTTGCTGTAGCAACCACATTGGAGGATTTAATGAGTTTCGACCCAAGTGCGGTTACGGTCAAGGAGGCCGTGAAGCAGTTGTCAGGTTTGTCTGACAGCGAATTATCTGAAGTTTACGATGCTGAGTTGGACGGTAAGGGGCGAAAGTCTCTTCTTGACGAAATCACCGCTAAGCGCGATGCGCTTCGGGAAGATGCTGCGCCGGCTGCGGTCGCTGCGCCAAAGAGGGTGCTTATTCGTCGCCCAGCTCGCCCAGGCGCTGCTGCAGCCACATACGTCAAGATCGTTAAGTAGGGGGTGGTCATGACTGAGATGTCTATGGCAGCGAACAAGAAGGCAATGATCGACCAGCGGAAGATCACTCTCGAGCAACTCGATAAGTGTTACGCGACCCGCGAGGTCCAGACCCGCTTTAAGCGCTATGTGGAGCGCGGGCGCTCTTATGAAGAAGGCCCGATGGGAGAGGGAGAGGCTCTCGAGGAAGCGCTGATGGACGTATTCGTCGGTGCGAAGAATCGCGGCTATCGCTTCTACCAGAAGTACTCCACCGAGGAGCACGTCAAGCGCTTCAAGCGCGTAACTTCAAATACGCACAATGCGATGAAGTTGAGCGAGTACGTGCCTGACATGGTTGGTCTTCGCGCACGTCTTCGTAAGATAAGCGAGATGGGCATGCTTGCGAACCTCCTGGCTGCTGAGCAGGCTGGCCGCAACGACGCTAACGAGCCTAGAGATGACGCTATCCGAGCAATCGTGGCGCGTATCTCCGCAGTTCAGAAGAATGAGGCTACTGTTGCTGAGCACAGTGGCGCTTCCGAAGAGGAGCTCGCAGCTGCGAAGAGCAAGGTGTAGTGCCTCGCAAGGCGATGAGCCTGAAGCGTTCGAGGGCAATCTCAGAGCGCTTAACAGAAACCTCAGGGTACGCGGACTTTCCGGCGTTCTCTGAAGAGTTTTTGAAGGTATTGAATCGCCCCGAGACAAGCAATAAGGGGAGGGTTGGCGACACCGTCACCCTAAAGCTGAATAAGATCCAGGAAGATTTCTATCGCCGGATTATGAAGGCGCGTGAAGAGGGCCGACCTGGGCGCTTCATCGTTCTTAAGGCTAGGCGGATGGGCCTGTCTACCGTCACCCAGGCGTTCATGTTTCATCAGTGTCTGACAAAGATGAATAGGCGAGCGTTTGTAACAGCGGTAGACAGAATCACTACCAATAACATCTTCATGATGGCTAAGAAGATGTACGACAACCTGCCCAATGGCACGTCTACAGACGATCCTGGAAAGGTTCACAAGGCAGAGTCATCCAAAGAGGCTGCGGACTTACACAACAACAAGCCACTAGACCTTCGCCCAGAGTTGAGGCGAAACAACGATAACGAGCTCTGGATGACTCACCCGCTAGACGAAACAGCGGGGCTTAACTCCAGGTTTGAGGTCTCTGTTGCAGATGCAGTCCACTCGACTCGAGGCTTTGAGATCCACTACTTCCACGGGTCTGAGATCGCCTTTTGGGGAGACCCAGCAACGTTCATGCTTGGCCTTATGCAGACCCTGTCTGACGACCCAGAGACACTAGTAGTGCTCGAGTCTACGGCGAACGGAGCCGGCGGATATTTCTATAAAGAGTTCTGGAAGGCTTGGAACAAAGAGGACAGCAAGGGCAACCCTATCGACAGCGAGTGGGAGGCCATTTTCTATCCGTGGCATGCAATGCCGAACTACATCAGGGAGATTCCAGACGGAGTTACCTTCAGTGACTTGATAGGCAGGTTTGACGACGAACTGCTTTCGATGATTCAAGCCTACGACCTGCACCCGGAGCAGGCGTATTGGGCATACCGAACCTGGATGGATAAGTGTCAGGGCAATTGGGACCTGTTTAAGCAGGAATACCCAGGTAAGCCAGAAGAGGCCTTTGCGTTCTCGGCAAGCCGTGTTTTTGAGGAGCCAGACCTGGCTGCAGTCGAGCATGGCTTTGTAAAGAAGCCAAGATTCGTTGGCGATATTGTCGACGTTTCAGGGCAAGAGGACTCTAGCTCAAGGATTGGCCTAGCCTCCTTCATGTCTCCGGAGTTGTCCGGTCACGGGAGCGCAAAGAGCGACTCTCTATGGGTTTGGGAATGGCCCGAAGACGGGGTGAAGTATGTCGTTGCTGTAGACCCTGCGTCGGGAAGGTCTACCGGGGACTGGACTGCTATCCAAGTAGTGCGCGCTGATACGAGGGAGCAGGTTGCGGAGTATCAGGGAAAGACAGAGGCTCTGCAGACTTCGGAAAAGGCTGTGCTTTTGTGTAGGCACTACAATGATGCACTGCTTTCTTGGGAGATTAACGGCGTTGGTCATGCAGTTTCTCTTGGCATCATGCAGACTGAGTACTGGAATCTGTACCAACGAGAGCAGGTTGAGTCAGTAAACTTTGAGGCTAGGTTTGGTTGGGCGACAACAATTGCTACAAAGCCCATCATGGTTCATGTAGGAATAGACATTATTCGCTCAAGGATGCCGGTCATTAGAAGTCAACGCTTGGTCAAGGAAATGCGAATGTTCATGGAACTGACCAAGCGATCTGCTGGATCTGTTGCTTTAGTTTCTGGCGATGAGATGTATAAACGGGTTAAGGTTGGCGCCCCTCCTGGGGAGCATGACGACTTAGTTATGGCCTGGCTGCAGGCACAAACCGTATGTGATCTGGAGGTTGGTTCAAGCAACAGGAAGGACCCGAGGGAGAGAGACCTTCCTCCTCCTAGCTGGACCGCCTGGAGCGAAGACGATGACTACCGGCCAATCAAGAAGAGTGGCCTTGGATCTAAGTGGGTGTGATGGCTAAGTTCGACCCGACCAAGATTTCTATAAAGCAAGAGGCTGCATCGGAGCTTCTCGACAAGGTGCTCGTGGCAGAGTCCACGATTAGAAAAGCGCACTTCGACGACTGGCGAAATCTAATGGATGCCTATCGATTGGGAGTAGAGAAAGAGGATGGTGGTCGCGGAATGGCCTTAGTTTCCTCCTCTATTGAGGGGATTAAGCCGCACATCTTTCACAATGACCCTGCAATCTATGCAAGGCCGCGAAGGCCATCGGACTCTGGAGAGGCAAAGGCAAAGTCTAAGGTTGCGGAATCTGCGCTTGCGTATGAATGGGTAGAGGGTGGCTTTAATGAGGAGTGTCGAAAGGTTCTCGACGACGCTCTGATCCTCTCTGCTGGAATCGGAAGAATCACTTACCAACCAGCTGGCATTTTTGTTCCTGTAGAGGACTATGACCGGGACCTAGACGAGGACGACACTTTTGACGACGACGACGGAATGCAGACAGTGCGCGACCGTCTTGAGGAGATGGGCATTCCGGCAGATAGACCGGCAGCTCATGCCACGCTTCTACGAGTGAGCCCGTTTAACTTTGTATTTCCACCTGGATATGACGAGATTGGCCGGATGCCATGGGTTGCCATTCGGCACCTTATCCACGTAGACGAGGTCAAGAACGACAGTCGTTTCGCAAACACCAAGGACCTTGTTGCTGACAAGGTTAAGTCTCTCGACGAGTTGAATGAGTCAGGCGTTGGAAATGTATGGCGGCGTGAACAAGCCGAGCACATAGAGGTTTACGAGGTCTGGTATCACGCTTGGGCGAACCGAGTTGTTCGCTCGAGCGGTCGTCGAAAGCGTAGGCGCGTAAAGGAGATGCGTGTCTTGTGGGCTTGCCGACAGGGAGATGGCGGCGATGACGTTACTATC